TTAAGTGAAAGAAAATAGTATAGAAGAAGATATCAAAATATTAGAAGAATTTAAAACAAATGGGTATAGTATATTACTAATGAAATATGGAGATAGGATTAAAACAAATTTTAAATTAGCAAAAGCAATAGAGCATATTTTATCAGATTATAAAAGAGTATTAAAAGAGAATGAATATTTAAAAGAAAAATGGGATAAAGATACACATATATTACGAAATGAATTAGATTTAATAAATGCAAATAGACTTGATTTACTACAGCAGAATAAAGAATTAAGAAAAGAGAATGAAGAGTTAAAAGCAAATTGTATTCCAATTCAAAAAATAAAAGACAAGATTAGAAAAAATGAAGAAATTATAGATATTAGTAATGACGGAGACTTAATTCATGAATTATATCAAGAAAATAAAGTTTATAAAGAGTTGTTAGAAAGTGAGAAATAAATGAACGAAGAAGAAAAGAAAGCTATTGGAGAATTAGAAGAATTTATAAAAGGTCCTTGCGAAACATGTAAATATTGCGAAGGAGCTTATAAGTTAAATAGAAAAAATATAATACAATTATTAAACTTAACTAAAAAATTACAAAAAGAAAATCAAAACATAACACGACAAAGAGATTATTATAAAGCAAGATACAATGAATTTAATGAAGCATTTATAAAAATGAAAAGCTAGGGAGGACAAAAGATAATGGAAGTACCAAAAAATTATAGAGGTATGAAAAAAGTAAAAGAATACCCTAATCACGTACTATATGAAAAGAAATTAGTAGATAAGTGGGGAGAAGAACATACAGTAAAAGAATGTGTTACATATCACGATCTAGGATTTACAACTAAACAAATAAGAGATAGAAAAATAAATGCAGGGTTGCATTTATAAACGAAGGAGGAACTATGGATAAAGAATTATTAAGTCAAATAAATTCTACTAGAAAAGAAATAGAAGAATTAAGAGAAAAAATAGACAAGATTAATAATAAACCTGCGAAGATAGTAATAGACAGCGTGAAGGGGAGCAGTGCTAGTTATCCATACATATCACACAATTGTGTAATTGAAGGATTAGACAATAAAAAGATAATTGCAAATAAAAAGAGTAGAAACAAATATAAAAAGCAGATAAAGAATAAAGAGTTTAAGCTAATGAAATTAATAACTAATCTAGAATACGAACTAAACAATGTAGAAGACAGTGAAATAAGAAGAATAATAAGACATAAATATGAAGATAATTTGAATTGGGTACAAGTAATGTTTAGAATGAATTATAACAATCCAGAAGCAGCAAGAATGAAATTAAATAGATTTTTAGAGAAAAAATAAAGTTTGTTCGTTTTGTTCGTTTTAAAAATGATAAAATTGTATCAAGTAAAAGAGTAGCTGTTTGAAAAGACATGCCCAAAGCTACAAATAAGGATTAGAAGTATCTAGTTCTTTTTTTATTGCAATTAACGATACTAGATAAGTTAATATAAAGTTCTATTGATAGAACCTCCTTTCTAAATAAATATATTATATAAGTTTTGAAGCAATTCTAGTTAAGCTTTCTAGATAAAACAAAAGAGGTGGCTATTATGATAAATAGTTTTCAAAAATATATGTGTAGCACATGTAAAAATAAAGTATGTGATAAAGGAATATCACTAATAAAACTAGACAATATGATAATAGCAAAATGTACGGACTATGAAAAAGACGAAAATAAAGTAAAAGGGTATGAAAAGCCAAAAACAAGAACAGCAAAACAAAAGAAAGCACTAATGGGCTTTACACAAGAATATTAAGATGAATATTGATAAATGTATGAGAAAGTTCTGCCATGGATGCAGAAATTATGAGAAATGCTTTCCTAGTAAGAAGAAAAAGAGGACTAATAAAGTAGGTGAGGTGAGTGGCAAAGTATGATTGGAAGCAGTTAGAAAAAGAGTATATATTAAGTGACTTTAAATCAGTAAGTAGCTTTCTAAAAGATAAAGGAATAAAACAAAATGGAAGTACCAAAAACAGGACAAAAGGGTGGAAAAGTAAAAAGGTACTAAAAGAGGAACGAAAAAGTACTAAAGTAATAGAAAAAGTTATAGAGAAAGAAAGCGAAAAAGAAGCTCAAAAAATAGTAGATATAAAAGCAATTGCAACAGATTTAGCTCTTAATATAATCAAAGCTAACTCACAACTAGAAAAGTACATAATAAAGACCAAAAAAAAGACCAAAAAAGTAGAATATGATATTTGGGCAAAAAAGCCTTCTAAAGAGGAAATAAAAGAGGAAGAAGATATAGAAATTGGAGAAGGAATAGTAGATAAACAAGGACTAAAACAACTAGCTTCTGCATTAAAGGACCTAAATGACATATTAAACAATAATAATGATGATGGAAAGGAAAATAATAATTTTGAAATAAATGTGAAGGTTGTAAAGTAATATGGACATAGAACTTACAGAATTGCAATGGAGATTTTATAATGCTAAAGAAGATGAAGTACTGTTTGGTGGAGCAGCAGGAGGAGGAAAAACACATGGGCAAATATTAGATGCTTTTTTATATGCTTGTGATTATCCAGGAATTAAGCAACTAGTACTAAGAAGAACATTTGGCGAATTAGAGAAGTCGTTTATAAGAGGTACATTAGCAACATATCCTAAAGAAGTAGCTAAGTATAATGATAGTAAAAAGAAATGGACTTTCAAAAATGGAAGCATTGTAGAGTTTGGATATTGTGACAATGAAAAAGATGTATATAAGTATCAATCAGCAGAATATGACATTATAAGATTTGACGAAGCTACACACTTTACAGAGTTTATGTACATATATTTAAAAAGTAGAAACAGAGGTGTAAACGATTTTCCAAAACAAATTAAAAGCACTACAAACCCTGGAGGAGTAGGACATACATTTTTTAAAGAAAGATTTATAGATAATGGAACAAAAGAATATCAAGATGAAGAAGGAACTAGATTATTTATACCAGCAAAGCTAAAAGATAATAAATTCTTAATGGAATCAGACCCTAATTATAGAAAAAGACTTCTTTCTCTTCCAGAAAAAGAAAGACAAGCTTTACTAGACGGTGACTGGGATATTTACGATGGAATGTTCTTTAGAGAATTTAAACGTAACATTCATGTTATAGAAGAACCTTTTGAAATACCAAATAATTGGACTATATATGTTTCTTTGGATTATGGATTAGATATGTTTGCACCATTATTTATAGCTATAGATCCAGAATATAATGCATACGCAATAGATGAAATACATCAAAGTAATTTACTAATAAGTGAAGCTGCAAAGAAACTAAGACATCATGATCTATTTAAAAGAGCTAAAAGGATATTTGCACCACCTGACCTGTGGAATAGAAGACAAGATACAGGTAAAAGTGCATACGATATCTTTGCAGAAAATGGAGTAAGATTGACAAAATGTAGTTCTGATAGAGTAAATGGCTGGTTAGCAGTAAAAGAGTGGATTAAGCCAATAGAAATAAAAGACGAACAGACAGGAGAAACAATAAAGACAGCAAAATTAAGAATATTTAGCAAGTGTAAGAATCTTATAAGATGTTTACCACAGCTACAACATGATGATAAGAACCCAAACGATGTTGCAACAGAGCCACACGAATTAACACATATAACAGATGCGTTGAGATACTTCTGCGTATCGAAGACATTACCAGGACAAAAGGAACAAAGTAAACAAATAAGAAAATATGACAAATCAAGAGATTTTGGAGAAACAATAAAACCAATATAGGAGAGAAAATATGAAAGTAAGTGAAATAGTATTAATTATTTTAGGCATTCAAGTGTCTAATTTTTTTATGTTTTTGTTTGGATTATTATTAACAAACACAAGAAGAATAAAATTAAACCCTGTAGAAGCATATAAAGAAAATAAAAAAAGAAAAGAACATAGTAAAGATGAAGAATTAAGAACCCTACAAGCAAAAGAGTCGTTTTCAAACTTAGATAGATATGACGGAACACCAAATGGACAAAAGAAGATTACAAAATATTTATAGGAGGAAAGCATGGATAGAGAAGAATTGCAACAAACTGATATATGGACACTGTTTCAACAAGGACAAGATTATGCAAGAATGATAGACATATTCAATAAAACAGATTTAAATTTTAGAATGTTTAATGGTGATCAAAACGAAGGATTAATAGTAGAAGGAATAGAGAAACTAGAATTAAACTATATAAAACCAATTGTACGTTATAAAGTAGGTGTAGTTATATCAAATAATTGGGCTATAAACTATTCTAGTGAAAACTTTGAAAACAATGAATTTAAAGCAACTTCTGAGAATGTTTGTAAATTATTAAACAAGAAAGCAGCAAAAGTATGGGAAAGAGAAAACATAGATAAAAGAATACAAAAGATATGTAAAAATGCTGCAATTAATGGTGAATGTGTAGTATATGTTGAATATGATAAGAAAAAAGCTACTCCTAAAATAAAAATACTATCAAAAGTGGATGTGTATTATGGTAATGAAAACAATGACGAAATAGAAGAACAACCATATATATTAATAAAACAAAGAGTATCAGTAATAGAAGCAAGAGACATAGCAAAGGAATATGGAGTAAGTGAAGACAAGATTCAATGTATAATGGGAGATAATCAGAATCAAGAAGAAAGTGGAGAAGAATCTAAGCTTGAAAAAGATGAAATGGTTACAATAGTAACAAAATTATATAAAAAAGATGGAAAAGTGCACTTTGCAAAAGCAACAAGATATTGTGATATAAAAAAAGACACAGATACTGGTTTGACATATTACCCAGTAATACATTTGATTTGGGAAGAAAAAGAAGGAAGTGCAAGAGGACAAGGAGAAGTAGAGCCATTAATTGCTAATCAATTAGAAGTAAATAAAACTCTAATGAGAAGAGCTTTAGTAACAAAACTAACAGCGTATGCTACAAAAGTTGTAAATGTAGATCAAATAGAAAATCCAGAAGAAGTAAATACTGTTGGAGCTGTAATACGAGTAAATGGAGACAGTAACGTTCAAGATGTAAATAAGGTATTTACTAATATAACTCCAGCACAAATGAGCCCAGATGTGAAACTATTGATGAACGATTTAATAAATGTTTCAAGAGAATTAGCAAATGCTTCTGATGTTGCAAGTGGAAGTTTAACGAATAGCACATTGCAAAATGCGAGTGGACGAGCAATATTAGCAGTACAGCAAGCAGCACAGCAACCTCTAAAAGAACAAGTAGAATCCGTAAAATATTTTATAGAATGCTTTGCAAGAATATTATTAGACCACATAAAAACATATAACAGTGATGGATTATTAATGGAGGAAGAAGTAGTAGGACAAAATGGAGAGACAGAAACTCAATTAATACCAGTACAAGGAAGTATATTAGAAAAGCTACAAGCCGATGTTAAAGTAGATGTAACGCCAAAGGGAAGCTTTGATAAATTTGCACAAGAACAAAGTTTAGAAAACCTGCTAAAAGCAGGTTATTTTAGTGTTCAAAGATTACCAGAATTAAAAATGTACTTAGAAACATTAGATGATGATAGCGTAATGCCAAAACAAAGAATATTAAAGGTAATTAAGAAAATGGAAGAAGAACAACAAAAGATAGCACAAATAAATGCAGAAGCAGAATTAATGAAACAAAGAGCAATGCAATTTATAAACAATGATCCAGATGCACAAGCACAACAATTAAGTGAAGCAAACATGCAACAAGTAATGTAATTAGTTTTCAACAGCTACTAACTATTCTAATAGTTAAAGGGTTGTGAAATAAATGTGTAGCAGTTAAGTGAAAAGCTTAGCTGCTATTTTATATAGTCCAAGCATTTAAGACTTAAAACTGCATGGGTAAGTGAAGTCAAACACTTGCAGAAAAAATAGGAGGAAAGAAATATGGAAAACGAAGAAATGATGAACGATGAAGACCTAGTAGTTGAAGAAACTACTGAAAACGTGGGAGAACAAGCCACAGAAGAAGTTGTTGAAGGAGAAGAACAAGCCGCTGAATCTAACAATGGAGAAGAAACCTTTGTAGAGGAAGAAAAGAAGTATACAGAAGAAGAATTAAATGCAAGAGTAAATGAATTGCTAAAGAAAAAACTACACAGACAAGAAACAAAAGTTAGAAAAGAATACGAGAAAAAGTATTCACAGCTTGAAAATGTAATTAGTGCTGGATTGAACACTAACGATATGAATGAAGCTGCTAAACAATTAGAAGATTTTTATGAAGATCAAGGAGTAAAAATCCCTAAATATAACAGAAATCTATCAGATAGAGAAGAAGAAATATTAGCAAAAGCAGAAGCTGATGAAATTATAGCTGCTGGATATGAAGATATAGTTGAAGAAGTGGACAGGCTAGCTGATATAGGAATCAACAATATGTCTAGTAGAGAAAAGTTTATCTTTAGAAATCTTGCAGAGAAAAGAAAAGAACTTGAAAGTGAAAAAGAACTTTTAAGCGTTGGAGCAGATAAAAACATTTTAAAGGATGAAAAATATAAAACTTTCATTACTGAAAATGGACTTGAAAATGTTCCAGCAAAAAAAGCTTATGAATTATACAGAAAGCTACAACCTAAACCACAGGTTGAACAAGTCGGAGACTTGACTAATAAAAATCCAAAGATAGATAAGGAATTTATTTCAGAAGCTGAATTTGACAAAATGTCTCCTGAGCAAATAGAGAAAAATCTTAAGTTAATTAGAAAGTCAATGACAAAGTGGTAATAACTAAGAAAGGAAGATAAAATATGGGAGCAAATTTTAAACCTATGTTTTGGTCAAAATATTGCCAAACAGAATTAAAGAAAGATTTATTACTAGCAAACTGGTGCGACTACAAGTATGACAAAGAAGCTAAGAAAGGAGCAAGGCTAAAAATAGTTGGTGTTGTAAGACCTAAAATCCAAACTTACATACCAGGGAAAGATTTAGATATCGAATCATTAGGAGATAATTCTCAATATTTAGATATAGATCAATTTAAAGCATTTGCATTTGAAGTAGATGATGTAGATAAAGCACAAAGTATTCCTGGATACTTAGAAACACAATTTGATGAAGCAAAAGAAGCATTAGCAGAAGACTACGACAAATTCGTTGGAACTCTTGCAAAAGGTGCTGATAAAGATATGATATCTGAAGCCACAGACATATCTGCAGAAACTGATCCATTTACTACAATAGATACTGGATTAGTTAAACTATATAAAAAACGGAGTAACAACTAAAACAGAATTAGCAGCAGATTTGAATCCTGAACATATTACTGCTTGTAGAAAGAAATTACAAACTTTATTTACAGACAACGTAGAATACGTTAAAAGAGGAGCAGTTGGAAAATATAATAATTGTTATTTAAGAATGTCAAACAACTTATATAACGATGGCACAAATGACTGGGAAATGATAAGAACTAAAAAAGCTATAGCAGTAGCAAATGCTATTGACAAAGTTGAACGTGCAAGAAAAGAAAAAGGATTTTCAGACATAGTAAAAGGATTACATGTTTACGGTGGTAAACTAGTAAGACCAAAAGAGCTTTATGTAATTAAAGTAAAATAAAAATAGCTCCCCAAAAGGGAGCAAAAATTTTTATAAGGAGGAAAATAATATGGCAGTTAAAGAAATAACACCACAAAAAATTGAATTTAATTCAATAAAAACAGTATCATTTGAAGCAGCAACAGCAGTTGCAGATGGATGTAGCTTTAAAATACCAAGAGAGTTTGCAGGAGGGGAGTATTTGACTATATTAGCTCAAAACTCTGGGGAAGCTGCATATGATGTTTCTGTGAAATGTCCTTCAAATGGAAGCTATGCAGCAGCTACAGAAAATTTAAAATTAGCAGATGTAGCAGCAGGAGGGATAGTAGCAATAAGAGTAGAAACTGCGAGATTTGCAAATAATGATGGAAGTATTGTATTAATACCAGAAAATGCAGCAGTAAAATTTGCAGTAATATATTAGAAAAAAAGGCATGCTTTTATAGTATGCCTTTTATATCGTGTTAAAAGAAAAAATGTTGGTGCAATTCCAACAAACATGAAAGGAGAATATATATGATTAAAAAGTTAGAAAGTTTAGAAAAATATGTAATAACACCAAATGTTAGATTTTATGGTGGATATGTGTACAACGGAGAAGATATAGAATTATGTAATGACAAAGATGAAGAAGAAGGATACAAGGTACATATACAAGATAAAATAATAGATGGACATCTAATAAAACAAGTAGAACAAGAATATACAATGTCTAATGGTAAGAAAGTAAAACAAAAAGAATATCAAGATATCGAACTAGAAGAAAATCAACTACTTATATATGTAGAAGGACAAGGTTTTGTTATAAGTGAATATAAAATGCTAACAATAGATGAGGCAATAGAGAAATATAAATTGTTAAAATCTCCTGAAGGAGAGTAGGAGGAATATATGACACTAGGTGATATGAAAAGGGAAGTATTAAGACTAATAGAAGAGATAAATGAAGAAAATGAAGGTTTAACAGATGACCCAGATTTTAAAAACAAGATAAATAATGTAATAGATTTTATACAACACGAGTTAGCAAGAATAAAAAAGATTCCTGCAATAGAAACAATACAAGTTAAAGAGGGAGAGACAATAGAACTTAATGAAGAACTAGAGAGGTTTTATCAACTGAAACATATAAAAGGAGTAAGGTATACTTCTTTTGGAAATACACTTGAAATAGAAGAAGACGGAACAATGAAAGTATATTATTATAAATATCCTAAAAAAATAAATGAAAAGAGCGATGATAACACTAAATTAGAGCTAACGGATGATGCACTAGGAATTATGCCTTATGGAGTTGCAGCAGACCTATTAAGAAGTGATGTTTCTAATCAATACGGACAAGTGTATGCTAATAGATATGCTGAATTAAAACAAAATTTAGATCCAAGATTCAATACAGGAGGATTTTATATAGACGGAGGAACAAAAGTTTAGGAGGATAACATGCCTGAAGTAAGTGGAGATTTAATAACTAGAACCTATTCTAATTTTAGAGGAGTTGACTTTAGTAATACAGAGGTAGCATTATATAGAAGCCCTGATGCTGTAAATATGTGGAAAGATTATAAAAAAATGGGGACTAGCATAGAAACAAGGCCAGACATAGTATTATTTAAAGAATTAGGTAATACTGTATATGGATTATTTTTTTATACTATAAATCAAGTAGATCACATGATAATACATTGTGGAGTGTCTTTGTATGACTATAATATGAAAACAAAAGAACTAAAAACAATAAAAGAAAAAGGTATGAACATAAGAAAAAGCCAAAGTTTTATATACAGAAATATTATGTATATAAAAGATGGATTAAATTATTTACAATACGATGGTGAAACGTGCAAAGAAGTAACGGGTTACATACCATTAACAACAATAGGAAAAACACCTGATGGGAAAGGTACAACTAATCAAGATGTAAATTTACTTACAGGAGTTAGAGAAAATAGTTTTTGTGCAGATGGAGAAAGTACAGAGTATGTATTGGATGCAAATGAATTAGATGCAGAATATCAAGAAAAAGTATTTATAAATGAGGTAGAAAAGACAGAAGGATTTACAGTAGACAAAGTAAGTGGAAAAGTTAAATTTACAACGGCACCCGAGAAACCATTAACAGACGGGCAAGATAATGTTGTAATACGTTTTAGCAAAACTATACCAGGTAATAGAGATAAAATAAATAAATGTACAATATTAGAAGTGTTTGATAACAGAGTATTTTTTAGTGGCAATCAAGACTATCCTAACACGGTATTTCACACAATGCTAGATGAACCGAAGTACTGCAGTGATTTAGATTATTATAATGAAGGAGCGGATATAAGCCCAGTAAGAAGTATGGTAGCAGGTAATAATGCTTTATGGGTAATAAAAGAACCTAGTCAGGCAAATACTGCAATATTTTATCATAATCCTACTATTGATAGCGAAGCAGGAAAGGTTTATCCGAGTGAACATTCAAGCATTTCTACAGGGTGTATAGGAGCAGCAATAAATTTTAATGATGATATAGTATATTTTTCTAATAGAGGAATGGAAGGAATAAGTGGAGATATAACAACAGAACAAGTTATAAGCCATAGAAGTTCTTTAATTGACAGTAAATTATTACAAGAAGAAAATTATAAAGATATGATTTTAGTAGAATATGAAGGCTATTTACTAGTTATTATAAAAGATAAAATATATCTAGCAGACAGTAGAGCGATGTTTACTAATGAAAATCATAATGAATATGAGTGGTTTTATTGGAACGTAGATATAGAACCTACTTGTGCAGTAGTGCATAATGGAGAACTTTATTTAGGAAGTGAACAAGGAATATTTAAAGTAAGTAACAATAAGGATTCAGCAAACATATCAGCATATTGGACAACTTGCGAAGATGAGTTTAAGTATCCACAAATGCAAAAAACTACAAATAAAAGAGGCTGTGTAGCAGATGTTATAGGTGAAGAAATAGATGTCTTTTGTAGAACTAATAAGGAACAGTTTGAGAAAATTGCTACGCATAAAAATGCAACAAGATATGCAGTAAATAGAATCAAGAAAAAGAAATGGAAAAGTATACAATTGAAATTCAGTTCAAACAAATCGTTTGAGCTTTTTTCTTGTACATTAGAAAGCTACATAGGAAGCTACATAAAAAGATAGGAGGAAATTATGGCAGATAAATATGCTGTTAATTATGAGGATAAAAGATTTAAAAGTGTGGAAAATGAAAAAAAACAAAGAATTAATGAAGCCGCCAATATGTACGACAATATGATAAATAGTTCTGATAAATTTTATCAGGAACAAATTAATGCATCGAAAGAATGGGCAAATAAACAGTCTGAATTGCAACAAAAGCAAACTGATTTTGCAATTGAAAAGATAGAACAACAAAAAGATAAAGCAAATAGAGATTATCAAAAAGAACAGCAAGCAAGTTATGTGGACTATAAAAAACAAGTAGATCCATTTAGTGTAGACGCAGAAAAAATGGCTGCAAATGGACTAACTAATAGTGGATACAGTGAAAGTTCAAGAGTCAGTATGTGGAATACATATCAAAACAGATATGCAATTGCAAAAGAGAGCTATAACAATGCAATTTTGAATTATGATAACGGAATAAAAGATGCACAATTAGCTAATAACAGTGCTTTGGCAGAAATTGCATATAATGCCTTGCAAAAGCAGTTAGAATTGTCTTTAAATGGATTTCAATATAAAAACACGTTAATACAGCAAAAACAATCAGAACTACAACAAATAGATGAAACATATTATAACAGATATCAAAATGTATTAGCACAAATAAATAGAGAAATAGATATGCAAAGAGATATAGATAAAGCTGTAGAAGAGGCTAATCGTTGGTTACAAGAATTTAATGAACAGAAAGAACAAAATAGACAACAAAGAGAACAATGGAAGAAAGAATATTTATTAAAAGAAAAACAAGCAGAAAGAGATTATCAATTAGCATTGGCCCAAGAAAGAAGACTGGCAGCACAAGCAAGAAGTGCTTCGATTAAATCAACAAGTGGAACTACAGTAAAAGAAGGCAATTTGGTAAACAACAATAAAACATCATCAACACCTACAGCAAAAGAAATAATATCAAAAATGAAAATGAAAGCTGGGCCAGGTATAAGTAAGCCAGTAATAGATGGATATACAGGAAAAAGCTATGAGACAGTAGATGATCTGTTAGCTCATTATGGATATGCAGCAGTTAAATAAACAAAAATCATTATATTTAATGTGAAAGGAATAAAGAACAAGCATGAGAATAGTAAGAATTTCGGACTTGTCAGAAAAAGAAAAGAAGAAGTGGGAAGAAGAACTAGAACAAAGGAAGACAGCATACAGAGAAACCATAGAAGCAAGAAACAGTAAAACAGAAGAAAAAACAGCAAATATAAGTATACCATATAGTACAGTAACGCAAAATAATAAACAGCAAACTTTAACTAATAAATTAAAAGCAATAGCACCTATAAATAATGAACCAATAAAATCAACTTCTAAAATAGGCGAAACACAGAAAGCTACTCTTTTCGACGTAAAAGCACAAGAAAAAGCAAAAAAAATAAATGCAGATTTAAAAAATGATAATAAAGCTAGTGCAATTGGTGCAGTTTTAAATGGTATTCCAGAAGGGATAAAATCAGGTATTGCTAAAACTGCAAATGCTGCTTTAGTTCTGGGAGCTAATTCACTAAATAAAGAAGAGAAAAAAACCAATTGGTATTTAAATAAAATTTTTAAGGGCAAAACAAATGCAATAACAAATATATTGACAGGGTCAAGAGATTTTTTAAGCAATACAAAAGATAAATTATTAGATATTGCAGAAGATCTAGATGACAGAACAACAATGCATAGTAAAACAGTATCTCAAATAGAAAATAAAACAACAAAAACAGCTGCAGGAGTGAGTAATTCAATAGGAGAAATGATTCCATCTATTGTCGCCAATATAGCTGTACCTGGTTCAGGAATATATGCAAGTGCAGTACAAAATGCAGGTGGTTCAGCAATGGAAACATTAAACAGCGAAAGAAACAATATAGATAAAGCCGTAGGAACAGGTGTGCTAAAAGGCACAGTCTCTGCATTAACAGAAAAAATAACTGGTGGCAATTTAATTGCTAAAGGTGGACTAGATAATGCTGTAGGTAGAGTGATAAAAGGAAATGTTAAGAGCAAAATAGGACAAAATTTATTATATAAAGGCTATCAAATACTAGGCGAGATGGGAGAAGAACAATTAGAAAATGAAGCAGGTTATGTAATAGATAAAGTAATAAATAACAAGAACATGCCAGATTTAAAACAACGTTGGGAAGAAGCTACAGAAACTGCTAAAATGACTGGATTAACAACAATAGCATTAAATTTAGTAGGCTTAGGCGGGGGGAGTATAGATGATGTAGAACTTTCTGATATAAGTACTAAAGATAAGAAAACAATAAAAGACATATTGGAAAGAGCTAAAAAAACTGGAACTTTTAAAGAAGGCGAGCTTGCCGATTTAGTTTCAAAAACAGATGTAGATAATAAAATTGTTCCAATAAAAGATTTAGATTATTTGGAGTCTGCAAAAAAGTATAATATAGATACAAATAACGAAACTGTAAGAAGTATAGCAAGAATAACAAATGAAAGAGGATTAAAAGCCAGTTACGACTCCGATATATTTACAGATACTAACCAAAATGCATTGTGGAGAATTAAAGCAGATGAAAATGGTAATGTAACAAGAGAAGTAATAATAAATCCAAATGCAGATACTAATAAAACTTTACAAAATATAGCAATACACGAGTTAACACATGATATAGAAGGCACAGAACAATACAATCAAATAAAAGATATTATTCTAAAATATGATAAAACTAAAAATGGATTTGAAGAAGCAAGAAAATCATTAGCAGAAACATATTCAAAAATGTATGATAAAAACAGTGCTGATTTTAACGAGCTAGTAGACAATGAAGCGGTAGCGGATATTTTAGGGAACAAGCTAGGAGATCAAGATTTTATAAATAATCTTACAATGCAAAACAGAACATTAGGACAAAAGATATATGACTGGGTAGTTGATAAGTTTAATAAATTAAACGGAAAGCTAGGATATAAAAGTGAAACAATATATTGGGCAGATGTAAAAAATAAATTTGAAAATGCATTTAAACAAGAATATCAAAATACAAATAATCAAACTTCTAGATTTAGTATACAAACAACAGTAGATGGAAACAAATATGTAAAAGTTGATACAGATCAGGATATTTTCAAAGGGATAGATCCAAAAGATTACAATAAAATAGCTAAAATGTATATACAAGATTACTTAATGGGAAAAACAACTTTGTCAGGCAATGATAAAACTATTATAGATGGAAAAAGTGCGAACAAATACACAAACCCAGGAAAAACACAGTATTATTTTAATGAAAAAATGAAACTAAGTCCTGAACTAAAAAATGTCCTAAAAATTGCACAAAAAGATAGTATGGCAGCACCTACAAAAGCTACAAGCAAATTTCCAAGCTGGGAGTATTATAAGTTCAACTTTGAATTAGATGGAAAGAACTTTGAAGGAACAATAAATATAGGAGTAGACAAAAACGGAGAAAAGCATTTCTATGAAATTAATAAAATCCATACTACGTCAGTATCGTCTGTTTCAACGAATAAATTTAGTAGTACGGATTCTATTAAGAATAGTATAGCACCAATTAAAGATGATGTCAATACTACTAAATATTCTATGCAAGAATCTGAAAATAATACACAATTAAGTGAAAGAGCAGAAAAAGAGTTACACAGATATGTTCACATGGATGAAGAACAATTAAATAAAGCTTTTTCAGATGCAGTAGAAAATAAGGAAAATATGTTAGAAGAATATAATACATTAAGCAAAGAATATAAAGAGTTTCAAAAAACCGAAGAATTTATGGATGCGTTAAAAAATGAAGATTATGACTCGGAAGTATGGAATAAAGCAGGAAAATATGCAGACAAGTTAAGGTATTACAATGAAAACTATGAAAAATATAAAGCACAGCAAGAAGCTATTAATAGTTTGCTAATGGGAAATAATACTGAAACAAGAAACAGTGATCAAATAGTAGAAGAAGCAAAAAAACATTTTGGAACAACAAAAAATTTTAGAGAAACAGCATATATAGATATAAATGGAAAACAAATAGATTTTTCAGGAAAGCATGAAGGAGGTATGCCTGGTAGTAGAAGTCTAGATCATAGACAAATTAATGAAATAGATACAGATATGCAATCATTTATAGATATGGGGAATATAAGAGTAATGACTGAAGGAAATGGAATAAATCTTTCTATAGAACCTAATGAAAAACAATATAATACATTATCAAGATATATTGATAGTGTTAATGGTGAATTGTATATAGATATAAATAAAACTAATACAAGATATGATAGCGCAACATATAAAGAAGGTACATCAACGAAAAAAATATTAAATGACATTCAATATTATTTTAAGAATGGAGAATTTCCAAAGAAAAGTGAATTAGCACAATTCAGATACTCATTAATAAAAAAGAATAAATGGCAAGAATATCTAAACAAGAACTATAAAAATACTGGAAGAGGAGAAACAATAAAAGATGTAAAACTAGCACCTGTAAAAAATGAAAATATTCAAAATAATTATAATTTAACAGATGAAGATCTTTCTGTATTAAATAAAATATACGAAAAAGAAGGTAAAACAGAAGTACTAACTAAAAAAGAAAAGGCTAAAATACTAGAAAAATATGCTAGTGATAAATATAAATTTGGAGACAGTTTAGATATTTTAGCACAAAAATTTGTAAATAAAGGACATTATATAGATAAACTATCAGAAGATGCAAAGAATCCAGAACTTAAATTTATATATGATAGAAATTTAAATTCTTTTGCAGAAGGGCAATATGTTATTGGTGTTGCACAAACAGACAATAATGGAAAGAAAATAGGTAAATCTATCAATGATATATGGGAGCCAATAGAAGAAGCCAACCTAACTAAAGAATTTAGTGATTATTTAGTCAATATGCATAATGCAAATACAAGTGAAAGAGGAAAATATATTATAGGAAGAGATATAGGACCTACAGAATCTTCTGCAATAGCATTAAAACTAGAACAAAAGCATCCAGAATTTAAAAAATATGCAAAAGAGATAAAAGAATTTAATCATAATAATTTATTGAATTTAAAAGATGCTGGAATGATAACACAAGATACTATTGACTATATAGAAACAATGTACCCTAACTATATACCAATTTCAAGAAATTTCGATGGCAATTCTTATGTTGGAGATAATGAGAAAACAGGAGCAGCAGGACCATTAAAAAGATTAAAAGGTGGAAATACAGACATTCAGCCATTAAAAGATGGACTTGCAGAACAAGCTATTAGAATAAAAAGACTTATAAATCAAAATAAACTAGGACAAGAATTAGCTAAAACATTAGTAAATGCAAAAGTAGATGAAAACGTAGACGTAGAAGAATCTCCATCATCATTATTTGAGCGAAATACATTAGTAGATACAGATCAAAAAGGGAACAAATACTATACATATTTCGAAGATGGAAAATTACAAAAACTAAAAATAAATGACAAGTTATATGAATCATTAAGACCAAGTGAAAGAAGTAAGATTGAATCAACACTTACTTTAAAAGGAATACAAAAACTTACTAATTTGCAAAGAAGCCTATTGACATCAGATAACCCTGTATTCATAGCAACGAACTTCTTTAAAGATATTCAAGATGGAGCATTCAATTCTAAATATTCTAAAAAATTCTTTAAGAATTACGGAAAAGCACTTAATGAAATAGTTACAAAAGGAAAGTATTATGAATCATACATGGCTAATGGAGGAATGAGTAACACATATTTTGAATATGATACAGGAGTAAAGAAGAAAGGAAATAAATTTGTAGAGAAGATAAGGAATGCGAACGAAATAGTAGAACAATTGCCAAGACTTTCTGAATTTATTTCTACACTAGAGGATGGGAAAAGCTTAAATGAAGCACTATATAATGCAGCAGAAATAACAACTAATTTTAAAAGAGGTGGGGATATTACTAAAGCATTTAATAGAAATGGATTTAATTTTTTAAATGCTTCTATACAAGGTTTAGACAAACAGTTTAGAAACTTTTCTGGAAAAAATGGAGCAAAAGGATATGCTAATCTGCTAGTAAAAGCAACAGTAATGGGAGTTGCACCAGCAGTATTGAACCACATGCTATTAGATGACGATGACGATTATGAAAAATTACCAGAAAGTACAAAAGATTTATACTATTTGTTCAAATATGGAGATGGAAAGTTTATAAGGATTCCAAAAGGAAGAGTTTTAAGTATATTTGGATCTGCAGCAAGAAGAACATTAGAAACTGCAGAAGGGCAGGAAGAGGCTTGGAAAGATTTTAAAAATACCGTAAAAAATCAAATTGCACCAAACAATCCATGGGAAGATAATTTATTAGCACCAATAAGAGCTGTAAAAAACAATAAGACATGGTATGGTGGAGACTTAGTATCAAGTAGATTACAAAAAGAACTACCGAAAAACCAATATGATGAAACAACAGATAATTTAAGTAAATGGTTAGGAGCAAAACTTAATGTGAGCCCTAAAAAGATAAATTATTTGATAGATCAATATAGTGGAGGAATAGGAGATGTACTTTTACCTGAAATAACTCCACAAGCTAAGAAGAACGTTATAGTAGATAAGTTCACAACCGATAGTGTGTTGAAGAATAAAAATGTAGGAAAATTCTATGAAACATTAGAAAAACAGACCCAAATCGCGAATGATTCTTTTGCAACAGACGAGGATCAATTACAATTAAAATACTTGAATAGTGTTTCAAAAGAAATGGGGGACCTATATAAAGAAAAAAGAAAAATACAAATGAGTAATATTTCTAATAAAGAAAAAACAGCAAAAGTTAGAGAAATTCAAGAAAAAATCAATACATTAGCAGAAAAAGGATTAAGCAACTATAATACTGGAATTAAAACTAAAAATTCATATAAAGCAGGAGGAGAAAACTATTATAAAGATGGAAAAGGTGAATGGCAAAAACTTGATGACGATGAATTAAAAGGAGGACTTTCTGTAGATACTTATGCAGATTATAAACAGAAGGTATATAAAGAAACGCAGAGTAAAAGGAAAGAAGGAAAACTTACTAAGACTCAAAGCTTGAAAGATAAGGATAAGCTAGAAATACTTCTAAATTCAAACTATTCATCAAAAGAGAAATCTGCAATATATGAAAACTATATTCTTTCTTCAACAAATACAACATATCCATTATTAAAGAAAAGTGGAATTGATATAGATGAATACATGAAATATTTACAACAAGACTTTAAATCTGAGAAAAAAGATAATGGAACAACAAGTGGAAAAACTGTAGCAGGAAGTGCAAAAAGAAAAACGTATGAATATGTAAACAGTATGAATATAAGTTATGAGCAAAAACTGTTGTTACTAGGAACGCAATACAAACTAAATAATGAAGAAAGGACAAAATTATATAATTATGTAAAAACTTTAGATTATTCACAAGAAGAAATGCAAAAAGTATTTGAAAAATTGCAAGGGTTTACAGTGTATAAGGATGGTAGGGTTACTTGGTAAGGTAACCCTACCTTTTTATTAAGAAGGGAGGTAGAAGTTTACGAATAAGCAAGATTGTAACGGAGCAAGAACACCACAAGACTTAGAAAGAAAATATGATTTTGCTTCTATGCTTGGTTTAAAGAAAAATGTTGAAACACAATTAAGAGCTTTGATAAAAATTGATAATGAATTAAACAATTTTATTACTGCTACTACTAAGGGTATGAATAAATTGCAAGAACAAGTAGATGGAAACATAACTACATGGTTTAAAGATGGCATTCCAACGCTTGATAATTATCCTGTAAATACTTGGCAAGAAAGTGAGTATAATAATCATTTAGGAGATTTGTATTATGATAATTTGACAGGATATTGCTATAGATTTGCTAAGCAAGAAGAATTATATTTTTGGACAAAAATAGTTGATAATGATGTAACAGAAGCGTTAGCAATAGCAAATGCAGCACAGGATACAGCAGATGGAAAGAGAAGAATATTTGTAGTACAGCCAACACCGCCTTATGATAATGGAGATTTGTGGATAAAGGATAATGAAATATATATATGTCAAATAAGTAAGGAGAAGGGACAACCTTATCAAGAACAAGATTTTATAAATAATTTAAAATATACAGATAACACTGTAGCAAATGCAATAGTTGATGAGCTAGGAGGAACAGAAACTACTGTTTTAGCAGGACAAGTAGTTACTATAACAAAAGGATTTGCGAAATTTGCAGATTTAGCAGATCCAACTAGTTCTACTACAATTGCAGGAGAACATATAAAAACAGGTAATATATCATCTAATAATTATATACAAGATCAAAAAGGCATGAACATTGATCTAACTAAAGGAATCCTTGACACAAAGAATTTTAAAGTAGATGAGTATGGTAATGTTAATTTGTTTAATGGAGCTAAGATTATTGGTGAAAACGGATTAATGACAACATATATACAAGAAGCTAAACCACGAGAAGCGGGAAATACTGCAAATATATTAGGATATTATGCAGATTATAGTTCTTATGCTGATATGAAGCAAAAGTTATTTATTAATGTATCAATTCCAAAAGGTTTTGAAATAACTAGTGCAAAAGTGATAGGGTATCATACCCCTGTTAAATGGAACGGATTAGATATATCTGCAACTTGGGGATATGTACGTAATTTGAAATTATATAAAGCAAAAAATCTTAATAATAGCTTAGTCGCAGAAGATGTAGATAGTGGATTTTTAATGCCAAATAATTATACTTATGAAGAAATAACTGGAGCGTTAGGAAACGATGGATGGACAGCAACAGCACCAAGTGATACAAAACATGACACTGAATTGTTTGAAACAGGCGATATAAAAACAGTATTTCAGACAAATGGCAAAACAAAAGAAGGCGTATATCAAATAATGATAGAACCATCAGAAGCTTGTAATTCATCATGGACCAAAGTACAAAAAGTAGCAAGAACAGCCTATTGTCCTTCTGTAATTTTGATTGTAGAAGGATATATGACATATGGAGGAAATGTAACGAATGCAGTAATTACAGAGAATGGAAATTACATCATAGCAGAGAATGGAAATTATATTGTAAAGGAGAAATGATAAATGGCTAATACAAAGATAAGTGAAATGGAAGAGGCAACTTCAATATCGGAGAATGACATACTTCCAATAGTTAAAGATGGAAGCAACAAGAAAGCAAGTATAAAGACAGTATTTAAAACTGTTCAAGGATTTCTTGTTCCAGATTCTATCCCTATAGGGATGGTAGTTGAATTTCCTAGTGATAACATTCCAGACAATTGGCTATTATGTAATGGCCAAGCAGTAAGCAGAACAGATTATGCAGAATTATTTGCTGCTATAGGAACGACTTGGGGAGCAGGAGATGGAAGTACAACATTTAATGTACCAACAAAAGAGGGATTGGTAACAGTAGGTAAAAAACCAAGTGATAGTGATTTTAATGCATTAGGAAAAACAGGCGGAGAAAAGGAACACACTTTAACAGTTGACGAAATGCCCGCTCATAATCATGGTGTATCATTTAGTTCAGGAACTGGTGAATATAATACTGCTGCCCGTGGCGATGGCAACAATCAAGAAATGGGATACGCATTTACATCAGTGAGTAGTACTGGTGAAGGAAAAGCACATAATAACTTACAGCCATACACAACATCAAATTTCATTATAAAAGCAAAACAAAGTACAGGAGTAGTAGCAACAGTAGTAGATAATCTAAATAGTGATAGTACAACAGATGCTTTAAGTGCAGCACAAGGTAAGAAATTAAATGTTAGAACTGCAGATACAGGTTGGCAAACTTTAACATTAACTTCAGATTTTCATACATACGAAGATAATAGTGCAAATACTCCCCAGTATAGAAAAACAGGAAAAGTAGTAGAAATTGTTGGAGCTATTGCACCAACAAGCAATATTTCTGCAGGTACCAATAAGACAATTGCCACACTTCCAGAAGGTTATAGGCCGTCTAAAAATAGATACTTTATTTGTCAGGGCACAATAAGAGCTATTTGGACTTTGTATGTATACCCTGATGGTCGAGTTATTTTTTCAAGATATGGAAAAAGTGAATATGCTGACGCTTCAACAGATGTGTGGCTACCATTTAACATCACATTTTTAATAGATTAAATGGAGGTGAGAAGAGTTGAAAGTAATAGAAATAGTTTTAACAATAGCAGGATTCTTAAATGCAATATCAGTAATAATAAATTGCGTAATAAATGCTAAAAAGCCAGCTGAGAAAGCAATACAAAAGAAATTAAGTGAAATATTAGAGCCACTTGATAATAAAATGGATGACACAAATAAATACATTAAAAAGATAGATAAAAACGAATGCATGAACTTTTTAGTAAACTTTTTAGCAGATGTAGAAAATCGCATTGAAAAAGACGATGTGCAAACAAAAAGAGCTTGTGAAGTATATGATCACTATGTAAAAGACTTACACGGAAATAGTTACATACATGACAAGTGGACAAGAGTAATGATTGAGGGAGGTAAAATATAATGAAAAACAAGAAACTAATAATTACAGCAGTTGTAACAGTAGTATTAGCAATTGCAGGAATGCTTTTTGGTATAAAGTATACTGATGATGATATAAAGGAAATCAGCGAAGGAGTAGAAACAGTAGTAAGCATAATAGAAGAAAATCAGTCTACAAAAGAAATACCAGAAGCCTATGTAGAAGATGAAAAAGCACTAGAAGAGCAAGAGACAGAAAGTGAAGCTTTCGAACTACAAGGAGAGATAGCTTACAATGGTTCTAGTGAATTGCCAAATGTTCAACTAGGACAATATACAGGACTTACATATTATTCACAAATAGATAGTAGATGGAAGAATAAGCTATATACAAGCACAGGTAATTCAAGTCAAACAATGGGCTCAAGTGCGTGTGGACCAACATGTAGTGCAATGGTAGTATCAAGTATAAAAGGAACAATATTACCAACCGAAATGGCAGACTTATATGTGCAATATGGATTTAGAAGTGCGAATAATGGAACATATTGGAGTGCATTTAGATGGACAGCAGATGTATTCGATATAGGCTATAAAGAAACAATATATTTAGATGAAGCATGTAAATTATTACAAGATAACTATTATTTAATTGTTGGCTGTGGTAATGGACTATTTACAACAGGTGGACATTTCATAATGCTTTATGATTATGACGGTACATACATAAAAGTATATGACCCTTATTTATACAGTGGAAAATTTAATTTAAGTACACGTAGAGGTAAAGCTATAGTTCAAGGAAATACAGTTTTAGTAACTAAAGATAATTTTAGAAACTACGCAAATTATGGAACATTCTTTGCATTCAAAAACGATAGAACAAGATCGGA